GGGACGAGCTAAAAGAGGGCTAAAATCGTGCTACCCCGAATATATCGGCCTCGAGGCTACTTCTTGCAGGAGCGGGATAAAGCATTTTGGCCCTTTCCGGCCAGATCGTGGCACGAATCGTGCTACCGGCCAGAGGCGGGGAAAGGGCACGAATGCCGGTAGGATCGGGGTTCGGGGGATAAGGTAGACATAATATATCTTCTCGGAAGTTCCCGAGCAGGCCCCGGCAGGCCGGAAAAGCAGGGGAAAGAGAAGAAATGCAGGGGGAAGTATGCGGGGCGCAACGGCGGGAGCTTTTTGCGGATGCCGATGCCATCGGGCTTGAGGCTACTTCCTGCACGAGCGGGTTAAAAGGAGTTTTTCCCACGGCCACAGGCCCGGGCAAGCAGGCACAGGCAGGCAGGGGCCACAGGGCACAGGCGGGTGGGCACCCCCCCACGTGCGGCGTCGCGGGCGGGCGCGAGGCGGGACTCCTATAATCCATCCAGCCCACCACTTTATAAGCCTGAAAACATTCCAGCCACCTGCCAAAACTTCATGCCGGAGGCCCCCCACGTGTTCTTTTCGCGGGCCTGTAAAAGAGGCGTGGGCCTGAAAATATTTTATAAAGCGTAGAATAACTGACTACCAAAAAAAGGAAGTGGTTAATGATGGAGGACTTAGATCGTAAGTTGATGGAGCTGATTGTATCGCTCCCGCAGGAGGCGAAAATACAGCTATTGCAAGCCTTGGGCCAGATGCAGGCTCCCAGTGTGCAGGAGCAGGCCCTGGGGCAGGCGTTTGGGGGGTATTAATGGTTAAGCTTGTTATACCTTGCGAGCGTTGCGGAAAAGAGACTGTAAAAGGAAATAGTAAATATGGCGAGGTATTTTTTTGCCCCGTCTGCTTTCACGTAAATGGTTGGGAATTTTTAGTTACCTTAGAAGATTTTAAGGAACGGTATGGGCTGTTATTGAAAGACAGGGTAGCATTTCGTGCCAAGTACGGGGGTTATTAGGCAAGCACAAATGATGTCGGGCTGTAAATAGAGTTACTAACTATAAGGGGGGAACCCTAATGAAAGTTAAGGAATTAAAGGAATTACTTAATCAATGCGATGATGAAGACATTGTTATTCTAGCAAAAGATGGAGAAGGGAATGAGTTTTCACCTTTAGAAGAACTTTGTACTGGAAAGTATGGGTCTGGAAGGGTCGGCTTGCGAGGGTTAAACGATGAGCTAATTGAGCAGGGCTTTAGTGAAGAAGACGTAATAGAAGATGGGGAAAATGCGATAATCTTATATCCAGTAAATTAAAACAATGTTATTTTCAGGAGATGGTGCAATTCCAAAATGGGCGGTTGACAGGTGGTGTTTAAATTATAAGGAGGGGAGAACCCTATGGAAGAAAGATGGGACAAGGCTGTAATACATGCCCGGGAAATGCTGGAAATCTATAAGAAAACTCCTACGGGCATGTTTGGGGCTGCGGCTATTGCACAGAGTATCAGTCTTTACGAAGCCGGGGACAGGTCGGAGGCATTGTTGGAGGTGCTGGAGGGGGTAGAATGATCCCCGACAAAATTAAAATCGGCGGCATAGTTTATGATGTTAAATTCGTTGATTGTGTTGACGTTGCTGACCATAATATTTTTGGTACAATATCACACCCGAGGCAAGAAATACTTATCAAAAATCAGGCTCAGCCGGATTACACAAACCAAATATTTCTGCATGAATTGGTGCATGGAATATTCCAGCATTGCGGCTTGGAGCAGGACGAAAGCGTCATTGACAGGATAGCATTTTGCCTTTACCAAGTGCTAAAGGACAACAAAATTAAGTTCGGAGAGGGCGATACAGGCGAGGAAGAGGGGTTGAATTTAAATAACAGGAGGAAAGCATAAATGCCTAAATATCGTAAGAAGCCGGTTGTTATTGATGCGTGGCAGTTTACAAAGAAAAATTATTCTGAGGGAGCGCCTCGTTGGATTAGGCATTCCGACGACAAGGTACGATTGTGGTCACAATACGGTGGGAAAGTTATTGGTGGAAGAATTGAGACATTGGAGGGCGTACACACGGTATCCGAGAACGACTATATCATCCGGGGTGTTGCAGGCGAGTTCTATCCCTGCAAGCCGGGTATTTTCGAGCAGACTTATGAAAGGGTGGGCGAATGATCCCCGACAAAATTAAAATCGGCGGCTTCGATATTGAAGTTAAATTTAAAGAGGATCTTGTTGTTGACCGTCAGCACGGTGGCGAATATTCCCCGCGAGAGTTAACTATCTACCTCGATCCTGCCCTAGAGAAACGGCACGGGGAAATACTTTTACATGAGATAATTGAGGCCCTATGCGATGCCTATGATCTGGAAATAGATCATCATCATATTATGGCGTTGGGGCGGGGGCTGTATCAGGTGCTGAAGGATAACGATATTAAGTTTAGGGATGTGAAGCCATGAGCGAGGGGCAGGCGGCCAGGGGTATTGGGGTGATTGAGAAAATAAGCTTAAAATATCATTGTCAGCATCCTGAAGGCATTGTTTATTATAAGGAGCCGCACCGGCTTATGTTATGGCGTTGGCATGGGCCGGCAGGATATATTTTAAGCCGGCTTCATTTGGCATATATCTGGTTGCTGGATTGTTTTTGGAGGGCGATAAAGGTTTTATGGGTTTTAGGGCTGGTAGATACTGAGGAAGAAAATTGCTTTAAGTGGGCAGATATACGCCTGCGCTGGCCCTACAACCGTTATAGGCTTGCTGAAGCTTATCGAAAGGGCATGGGGGATGAACGAGAAAGGACTTTGCGGATTATAGGAGAATACAGGGCAGAGTTAAGCGAGAAGGAGGGCGACGTATGATTCAGCACATCACTCCTAACCATCTACAGGAGCTATCGGACGAGCAACGGGAGAAGTTAAGGGAGTGGTAGGAGCCGAAGGCAGGCGATCTCGTTCTCGGCAGCAATGTTGTATTTATCGTTGAGGTCGAAGACAACGGCGATATTTATATGTATAACGACAATGAAGGCATATGTCCGCCATTACGAAAATCAGATCTAACCCCCCTTTTAAGCATAGGCCAGTGCATTGAACTGCTGGAAGGTAAATTGTTAGACATAAACCACTATCACAAACAATGGCAGATTTCATTTATCGACACACCACAACCCGCAACAGACGAAGTAATATCTATTGGGGAATGTTATTCAGACGACCTAATAGACGCCCTCTGGCAAGCCGTGAAGGAGGTATTGTAACGTGTTCATTGAACTGACGATGAATGGTCTGAGAAGAAAGTTCCGGGTGTCTGAGATCGCGGCTGTAACCGAAAGTGACCGGGACTGGAACGCGTCTTGTTCCGAGACAGGAATCGTGCTAAAGTCTGGTCAGGCTTATCCCGTGCAAGAGTCATACGAGCAAGTATTAGCCATGATAGACAAGGAGGTAGGCCATGAGTGAAGAACAGGCCAGATATGACACCCTTGCCCCGGAAGAGCGCAAGCTGCTTGACTTTTTCCGGGACGAGCTTATATATGGCGAGGCCAAGGTCACTGTCAGGCGGGGCCTGCCAGTATTCGTGCGGGTGGCCATGCGGGACGTGAAGCTGGATTAAAACCGAGAACGGGAGGAAAAGACAGATGAATCAAACCGAATCTCCAATACAAGAGGGGCAGATAATTGATCAGAAGTTGGAGGAACTTTTTTCTGTTATTTGCCAGATGGATAACGCAAAAAATAGGCTAAGCGGTATTTTGTTTGCTTCTATGCCGATGAACAGCGATGTTTCGTGTGACCCGGATAGCGGGGCAGGAGAAACGTTGGCAAGCGTGCTCAACAGAGCTATTGCCACGATAGATAAAATTGCTGATGAAGTAAACTATATAGGGAACGAGCTATGTAAGTATGTTGGAAAGGTAAAAATAGCTTAAATCAAAACTTAATAACTTAATTTATCTCCAAACCTGAGAACAGGGGAGGCACGAAGAGCCAAGAGCAGGGTAGTCCTGCTTTTTGTTCTTCGTAGCTTCCCCTTTTTTTGTTTTTTAAGGGGTGAGAGCGTGAGCAGGTTGGCCTTGGAAGCCGAAATAACGGAGCTGTTGCTGAAAAGGTACAAAAAATACAATGACTCTGCCGAGGACTTTATCACGGAGTGCGTGAAGATCGAAGATCGTGACAAACCCGGCCTGGCAATCCCGTTTGAACTCTGGCCGGAACAGCGCGAGACATTACAGACGATCCTGAACAACAAACTGAACATAGTAATGAAGGCCCGTCAGCTGGGCCTGACCTGGCTGGCCCTGGCCTATGCCCTCAGGCGCATGATTTTCCATGCCGGCTATTCGGTTGTGGCTATCTCCAAACGTGAAGATCCAGATACTAAAGAGCTGGTACGGCGTCTAACGTTTATCTTGAAATATATGCCAGATTGGTTGATCCGGGAAAAGAAAGAGGCCCCGCGGCAGTGGGACGGGCTGACATGGGAATCCACGGTGCTGTCCTTGACGATACACCACCCCGGCGCTGAACCGTCCACGTTCCAGTCCATGACGGCGGCCCCTGACTCAGGCCGGTCATTTACGGCCAACCTGATCATATTGGACGAATGGGCGTTCCAAGCATGGGCGGCCGAAATCTGGAAGGCAGGCTTCCCGGCAGTGAACAGGCCCACGGGCGGGCAGGTGATTGGGATCAGCACGAACAAGCGGGGCACGTTGTTCGAGTTCATCTTTAGGGAGGCCCTGCGCGGGGCGAATGACTTTGCCCCTATATTTTTGGGTTGGGATGTTGACCCGCGGCGGGACGAGGACTGGTACGAGCGTACCAAGCGCAACATGCCGGATCATTTACAGGAATATCCGCGGACGATAGAGGACGCTTTCAGCGCAGGCGAGGGCACGTCGTTTCCCGAGTTTTCCCGGGCAATACACGTTTGCGAACCGTTTGAGATACCGCATTGGTGGCGCAAGTGGAGGGCCAACGACCCGGGCTATGGCGATCCGTTCTTCTGGTGCTGGTACGCTGTTTCCGAGGACGGGCAGGTGTATGTTTACAAAGAATTTACACGTGAAAAGACCGATCCCAAACTCCCTTATTCGGAGCAGGCCAAGAGGGTCACGCGCATGAGCAAAACTATCTCCGAAGAAGGGCAGGAGGAGCAGGAAAAGTATCAATTCACGGTCACGGGCAGGGACGCCTTCAACCGGCACCCGGAGACGGGCAAGTCAATCATTGACTATTACCGTGAAGGCGGGGTAACGGGCTGTATCGAGCCGCCGCGTGGCGAAAAAACCGACCGTATTCACCGTAAGGCGACTATGCACGAGTACCTGAAACCCTACCTTGACGAGAATTTGAAGGACGAGAAGCACCCCGAGGGCAGGATGACGGCCAAATTGCAGATTTTTAGCACCTGCACCAAGCTGATCGAGGACTTGCCGCTGCTGGTAAACGATGAAAATGACCCCGAAAAGGTTGCGGATTGTGATTTTGACCATTCGTATGATTGCCTTTCGATGGGTTTAGTAGCGTTCCATGCCAAGTATAGCAAAAGGAAGATAAAAGAGAAGAAATCGCCTATTGCCGCACATAAAGAGCAGTTAATCAGGCGGTCGCGCCATCTTAGGCGTGTCTTGAGTTGACATATTGCAGATAAACGCTGATCAACTGCTCCAATATATCGTTGATATGGCGTTTTTCTTTTACGGCCTGTAGTTTAAGGTCATCCAGCAGGTCTGTTTGTAACGTGGTGGTAAACTTTTTGCGCTCCATATTTTATCACCCCTAATGAATATACCATACGTAGGGGAGTATTGCAATATGCGTAGATACGTAGAAAGGAGGCCTCAATATGCCGAATATCAAGCGGGATCACCCGTTATTTTTATATCCCAATATGCCCAACCAGCGCACCGGGGCTATGTATCCCTATGGCACCCCACCGGCGCAAGGCGCCCCTGCTCCGTTCTGGTATATGCAACGCCAACCGGAAACGCCGCTTCGGGTGAGGGCCTTGCGGACGGCGTTCCAGCAGGCGGCCCGGCCGGTGCAGGCCAGGGTGACGCGTGGCAGGCGGCCGTTTGACCGCTATAGAGGCTTCTAGGAGGAGGTGAGTATGTATGTATCCACGAGACAAGGCGCAGGTTTGTGAGAACAGCAACCCGGCGGTGCGGTGCGATATTTTTAGCTGCTACCAACCGGCAACTCATTTTATCGGCAGGCCGGACGGCCCGCGCAATCTGCCCATGAACTTGTGCAAGCGGTGCTACCAATCACTGGTGGACTCTATTATCGTGCGGGAAGGCGAAAACTTGCTAAAACGCAAGGAAGAACTGGAAAGAGACGAAAATATCCGTAAAGACAAGGAAACCTACGGGGGGCGTGAGTTCGTCTGTAAACAGTGCGGCGAAATCTTTTATTCCCCGCAACGGCTGGGCGTGCACGTGAGGACGGCGCACAAGGAGGAGGTCGGAGCCAGTGCCTGATATTATCATCTTTATCCTGCTGGCAATATTGGTTTTGCAGGCAATACTGCATGCCCGGGAGAGGAAAGACCTCTATAACCGGCTCATGGCCCGTGACCTGAGAGACTATGTTGCCAACCAGAGCAGGGAGCCTCCCAAGAGCCGTAATTTTGTAAGGAAAGGGATCGAGAGAGGGTATGAAATGATGGAGGGGGGTGATGAGCAGTGACAATCGCGGAGGCTTTAAAGCTGGCAGAAGAACGCCATGATGAGGGATCGCTGATCAGCTTCGTGGATGAAGAGTTTAAAAGGCGAAGGAACGAACGCATACCGTGGGAGCTTCAATGGCGGCTGAATGTTGCCTTTATCGAGGGGAACCAGTTCATGGACATCAACCCGGCGGCGCAATCGTTGCAGGAAATCCCGAAGATCTATTTCTGGCAGGAGCGTGAACCGTTCAACCAGATCGCACCGATTGTGGAGACCAGAATAGCGCGCATGTCACGGATGCGGCCTGTCCTGAAGGCACGGCCCGGCACCAACTCTATGGATGATATACGTTCGGCCAAAGTCTCTACGCACCTGTTACGCAATTTCTACTATGAAGAGCAGATGCAGCAGAAGATGGGCGAGCTGTATGCCTGGCTGGAGGCTATGGGCAGCGTGTTTATGAAAAATATCTGGAACCCCGAACGTGGCGAACTGATCGGGCTGACTGAGTTTATGTTCGAGAACAACGGCGAGGAAGGACAGTATAGGGAAGAGATCCGCGAGGGGGACTTGGAGGCGATTATCGTCCCGGCCCCGGAGATCTTTCCCGATTCCTGCTACCGCAACAACATGGAAAGCGTGTCCAGCATTATCCATGCCCGGGCCTTCCATGTAGACGAGATCGAAGATACCTGGGGCATACGCGTGGAGCCGGAAGAATCGGCGGCGCTGAAACTGCAACGTGCTTCCGTGGGAATCGGGGGGCTGGGCTATGGTGTGGGTGGCTACAACTACCTCAGCGTTAGGCTGAAAGACCATGCCGTGGTTAAAGAGTACTGGCAGGTGCCCAGCAAACGTTACCCCCGCGGCCGGTTGATCATTGTGGCGAACGGGAAACTGCTCTATTTCGGCCATTTGCCCTACCCGGTAGGCAAGGACGGCAAGTATAGGCTGCCCTTCACGAAAGTGGACTGTATCAAACGCCCCGGTGTGTTCTGGGGCAAGACCATCGTAGAGAGGCTCATCCCCATCCAGCGGCGCTATAATGCGCTCCGTAACCGCAAAGCGGAGTACATGAACCGTTGTGCCATCGGCCAGTACTGGGTGGAAGAAGAATCTACCGATATGGATATTCTGGAAAACAATATCGGCTCACCCGGTTTTATCGGGACGTATGCACATGGCAGCAGGCCGCCGGAACCGGCCCAGAACCCGCCCTTACCGGCAACTTTTGACATAGAAGAGTCCTCGCTGATGCAGGAATTTAACGTGCTTTCCGGTGTATCTGATCTGTCACGCCAGAGCAAGGCCCCTCCGGGGGTAAAATCCGGTGTGGCGTTATCTATTGCGCTGGAGCAGGACGATACAAGGCTGTCCAAAACAGCATCCAACGTGGAGACGTTCCTGATCGAAAACGGCAAGATGTGGCTGAGGCTGTATAAAGCGTTCGCTAAAGGCATAAGAACGCTCAGGACTATCGGGGAGAACAACGTGGTGGAGGTTATAGACTGGACAGGCTCCGACATAACCTCTGACGATGTGGTGGTGGAAGCCTTCTCCGCGATGGCTGAATCCCCGGCCCAGCGCAGGCAGATGGTGTTTGACCTATTGGCAACCGGCCTGTTCCATGATCCGGAGACGGGCCGTATTGACAAGGATATGCGCTCCAAGATTTTCGAGATGATCGAGCTGGGTTCGTGGGAGATTGCCGACAGCACGGAGCAACTGCATATTGCCCGTGCCGAAAGGGAAAATATTGCCCTTGCCCAGGGCCAGATGGCCCAGGCAGTGCCCTATGATGACCATGTCCTGCACCTGTCCTGCCATAACAAGTACCGGATCACAGCGGAATATGAAGAGCTGGCACGACAGTACCCGCAGTTGGAACAGATGTTCCAAGCCCATACCGACCAGCATTTGATGCACATGATGCCGCAAATGGGGCCGCCGGGCGGCCTTCCGGCCATGCAAGGAGGTGGCCCGCCTAATGCCGCTTACGGGGGTGCCGGGGAAGGATATTCAGGAGTTGATGCAGGCATACAAGCATAAGGGCAGGATTGGCAGGGCAAGACCGGAGACGAAAGCTAAAGCATTACAGATGTCAATAGCAATAGCCTTGCAAGAGGCGAGAAAAAAGAAGAAAGGCTCCAGGCGACAACCGTAAGACGGCCGCCGAGGGCCTTTTAAAATTAGAGGAGGAAAAATGATGATTACCGATAACCAGAGACGGCCGGTAATGGATTTACAGTTGTTTAGTGACGAGGCCCCGGAAGAAGGGACAACCTCGCCAGACGTGACGGGTCAGGATGTAACAGATCCGATCACGCCGGAAGATCAGGAAACGTTGCTTTCCTTCCTGGAAAAGCAGATGCAGGGAGAACCGGCAACCCCGGCCCCGGAAGAACCAGCGGCAGGCCAAATGGAACAAGGGTCTGCACCAGAGGAAAGCCTGATCCTGGGCAAGTTCAGGACACCTAAAGATCTAGAGAACGCTTATCTCGAAGGAGAACGCAGGATCACGCAGTACGGACAACAGTTTGCCGACCTGCAAAAACAATGGCAACAATTTTTAGCCGCACAGCAACAGCAACAATACCAACAACAACCGCAATTCTCCCCGGAAGAGATCCAGAAAAAGAATGAAGAATGGCTGAACAGGTTTTATGAAAAGCCGGTAGATACGCTTTCCGAATTGGTACGCAGTACCGTCCAGCAGAGCGTAGAGCAGCAAATAGCTCCTGTAGCACAAAAGATACAGTTCCGGGAAAGTTACGAGAACTTTAACCAGCAGATGGCGACTGCCCGTACCAGATATGCAGACTTTGACGCTCTCCTGCCGGAGATGAACAAGATTGTCCAGGAGCACGGGCATTATTATGCCAACGTGCCCAATGCGGTAGAGGCGATTTATGGGCTAGCCAAAGCACGCACGGGGGAGCAGGCCGTGAGCAGGCCCATAGAAGAGCTGGTAAAAGATCCGCAGGTCAGAAACGCTGTCCTGAAAAGTTACGTGCAGGAGATCAAGCAGGGTAAACCCCCCAGTGTGATTGGCAGCCAGCCCGGTGAGGCCCCGGCTTCACCGCCGGTGGATTTCTCACAGCCGGGCAGTGCCAAAAAAGCAACACTATCCTATCTCAGCAAATGGCTGGGAGGTGGATCTAAATAATTTAAACAGGAGGTAAAATGCCATGTCTCTAAATATGGCGAATATTTCCGAAGTATTGAAGTTGTTTTACCTGAAGGAGTTGCGCTACCAGCTTAACGACAAGGCCAGCGCACTTCTGGCGCAGTTGGAAAAGAGTTCAGAGAGTGTAGTAGGCCGTGAGATCCGTATGGCCTTGCGGTACGGACGTGTCGGCGGGATCGGGAACCGGCCCGATGACGGCGTATTGCCGACCCCCCGTGCACGCCAGACCAGGCAGGCGGCGTTTGAAACCAAAAACATCTTTGCCCGTTTTCGGCTGACGGATAAGACGATTGAGGCTTCTAAGTCTGACCTGGGGGCGTTTGCCAACATGCTGGATCAGGAAGTCAAGGATTGCGAGGCCGATGCACGGCTGGATCTGTCCCGGCAGGCCGTCGGCAGCGGGGACGGGGTGCTGTGTGCGCTTACGGCGGCAGCGGCGGCAGCCCAGGCTCCGGCTACTACGCAGGCTGTTGGGGTAACTACAACCATGTATCTGGCCGAGGGTATGCTGGTGGACTTCCGTTCGGCCGCTACCGGAGCGTTGACTAATGCAGATCATGCGGCATGTGAGATCCTCAGCGTTGATAGTGATACACAATTTACCATTGCTGATACGGCGGTGGAAATACCGAACGCCGCTATTGTTTGTGTTGCCGGAAACGTGACCAGCGTTGGCGGTGCGCCGGTGGTGTATGAGCTGACGGGTGTGCAGACCGTAGTGAATACAGGCGGCACGCTTTACGGGATCAACCGTGCTACCAGCCCCTGGCTGAACGGCTGGGTAACGACGGTAAACGGAGAGATCAGCGAGACCGCTATCCAGCGGGAGATCGACCGTGTAGAGACCAAATCGGGCAGCGAGACCAACTTCCTCCTCTGCTCCAAAGGTGTTATGCGGGCCTACCAGAACCTGCAAACGGCCATGAAACAGCATGTAAATAATCTTGATCTTAAAGGTGGTTGGAGTGCTCTATCCTACTCAGGCGGGGGCCAGCCTATTGCCCTGGTGTCGGACAAGTACGTGCCCGCGGGCATGATGTATGGCCTTGACCTGAACGACTGGAAGATGTACCAGATGGCTGACTGGGGCTGGATGGATCGCGACGGTGCTGTCCTGGCCCGTGTTGCTGACCGGCCTTCATACGAGGCTACGTTGGTGAAATATGCCGACCTTGGTTGCCAGCGGCCCAGAGGCCAATGGCGTATGATCGGCATAACTGAACACTAAAATTAAGGGGCCTGCAATGGCCCCTTCTACTTTTATTACGGAGGTGTATGTAATGTCCATTGCAGTAAGTCCGGTTAAGCGTTTCAAGTCCGGCAACCTGTTCGTGAACATGACCAGCATTACCGTTTCTGCCGATGACAAGTACCCCAACCCCGGCGGCGCGGTCGTAGGCGGGTACAGCCTTACCCCGGCCCAGCTGGGGCTGAATGTCGTGCACGGGGCCATATGCGAATCTTCGTCTGGCTACAAGTTTCTCTATGATACGGTGAACCAAAAGCTGAAGGCGTTCGAGTTCCCCGGCCCGGCACAGGCAGGCGACCCGGCCCCGGGCACGGAGCTGGCTAACGAAGATGAAGGATTGCGAGCGGCCATAATCCATATTGTGGCTATGGGCAGGTAGAGCAAGAAATATTATCGCTGCAAGCCCGGGACTTGCGGCGAGGAGGTGTAAGCACGGATGGCAGATAATTACCTGTTGGTAAAAGGCAAAGATGGCCTGACTGTCAAACTCAAGCTGGTTGATCTTGCCGATGCCGAAGGCACGTTTGCTCTGCAAACGAGCACAATGGCTACTATGCTTATTCAAAATCTTGAACAGTTGGTTGTAGATAATATAGGCATAGTGGGCACGGGTGCAATTCCGCACCAGATGGAAGTCAATGATGACGGCTCGATTAATGTGGCCCTTGCCGAAGGAGACCTGGGGCTGGCGGGGCTGGCGCAGGCAATTACCGGCGAGAAAACAATAGACGATCTGCTTACGGCTATAAGCGGCTTAAAAACAACAATAGACGCTATCAAAGATACGGGTGGGATCAAAAAAATAGTCGACACAGTAGAAACCAGAGTAACCGGTACACGTATTGTGGAACAGAAAACAGAAGTAGACGCAGATGCGGATACGCAGGCGATTACTTTTGCTGACAATATCGACTGTATAGAGATATACCATGAAGCAGAAGACTGGCAGGAATTTGAGATTAACGGCCTTGCGATTATGATCCCGCCCGGGGGTTATCGTGTTTGCGTAGGCGGTGTTCCGAGTGCAGATGTAGTTATCCCTGCTGCTCTAGACTGTATTTTATGGAGGCTCGAATAACGTGTATAAAAGCAAGATCAGAGACAGGCTGCGGGGCAAGCCGCACCTGCGGCCTGTCTATTCCAACGTATGTTGTATTCCTGAACGATTGAGGCAGGTAGACCCTGCCCTTTTTGTTGTTTTAAATACCAAGACAAATCGCTTTGAAGTCCATTCCTTGAACAATATCGGGAACACGTTTTCTTTGCTTGTGCCCTTCTCCGAGCTGGATGCAAGAATTGAGGAGCATGTCAAAAAGTATGATCTG